TGATTGTTGCCATGAACGGCCTCCCTTAGATGATGTCGCAGCCAACGAGCACGTCGACCAAGCCGGCTGTGAGAGCCGACAAAACCGATGCCTGTCTGCCGAACGGTTGATAGGTTGCCGAGCTTCCGGCCGCGATTGAGTTCATGCTGAGAGTTCCTGCAACCGGAACTAGCCATGAGCCAATTCCAGCGGCAGACGAACCAGAGCAATACGCCTGCGACAAGAAGCCGGCGACTTGGATCATGATGTAGGAACCGACAAGTTGCGCCGCCGTCAAAGACGTGAGCGAAGTCGTGTTCAACATCATGAATCCGGCCGGGAAATTCAACCCGAGGGTCGTCCCTCCCAATGCCTCAGTCGTGATTCCGGTGACTGTCGTGTAGGTTTCGTCCGTCCAGTAGACCGGAGCCGGAGCCGCAGCGGTCGTCAGGTTCCCCGTGGTGATTGCCGAAGTCGACAAATACTGGACGAGCATGAAGATTGCCGGAGAACCGCTTGGATTCGCCTGCAAACTCGTAGCGCCAGTGGTTGTACTGGTTACGCCGAAATACCTCTGACCGAGCACTTGGTTCTCGCCCAATCCCTTCCACGGAGCAAATGCGGTCGTGGGGTTGTAGAGATAGGTACGAGTTAAGCCTGTGTCGATCTGAAGAAGTTGATTGCTTACACCGAAAATTGCCATGTCATTCTCCTTTTCTCACAGGCCGCTAAAGTTCAGATTAAACATGAGCCTTGGCGCATCGAACACCAAGTCGCCGTCATAGAAATACTGGCCGGCCACGTCGTCAGTGTTCTGCGCTTCCTTCCACCCCGAGAACCCGAAAGCGTACTTCGGAATCGTCGACACGTAGAAGAAGATGTAGTTGGTGTTGAAGCCGTACATCTGGTAGGCACCGCCCAGCGTACTCAGGTACTGGTCGACAACCACCTGGGATCCATTCCAGAAGAACGAGCGGAATCCAACGTGAACGTCGGAGGTCTCGTCATTGAACCGCTGTTGCGGCTGGAGCTTGTTCCACATAGCATCCCACACCGGCTGTGTGGTCGTAATCATGTCGACCTTCTCCTGGCCGAACCATGACGCACCGTAAGCCGTCTGCACAGCGCCCAGCGAGAATGCCGATGGAGCCGCGTAGTAAGCGTTGATGCCAGTGTTAGCCGCCGATGCGATGTCGGTTCTGGTGACACCGCCATACGTCGGATAGTTGGCCGGGATATTGATGGCCGCTGCCGCGCCGTCCAGATCGGTCGTAGAGTTCAACGAAGTCGAACCGTCTAGGCCGCCGTCTCCGTACAGGTTAATCGCAAGCAACTGCGCCATCGTACCGGAAGCGTTAATCATCTTCGAGCCGATGAAACTCAAAGCGCCTTCGGGACCACGGTTCAAAACCTGATCGGACCCATACAATGTGACGTTTACATAATATTGCTTCACATTGAAATAGAGCGCCGTGTCGGTCTGCACTGCGGATATGTCGAAGGCTTGGCCGCGCTGGTAGGAGCCGCCCTTGAGGGGCGCGTACATGATGTTGTGGCGGATCGTTAGACCGCCCTCGAACTGGAAGCGTCTTTTGTTCTTGAGCCGAGTCAGGACCGGCGAGTTCTTGAACACGGAGTCCACGATTCTCGGTACGATCTTGTCAACGGTTTTGCTCGTGAGGTCATTATAAGTGAGCACGTTAAAGCCTCGATTCCGCCCATTCGGGCCTGAGATGCTGACAACTCGGCTTTCGCCGCTTCATCGTTCAACAGGCTCTGCTAACGCTTCCTGTTGACTCATCCCTGCCAATCCCGAGTGGGTTCTGCACGAGGCTTCCCGCTTACAGATTGCAGTTGCGGTTTTGAAAGAACCGCAAAACTCTAAACCTTGCCGGCCTGGATCAATTCCTTTGCTCCCTCGACAACTCCTGCTTGTACGAGATCGCGTACATCAACCGGACCCTTGTCGCTGCCTGCGCTGTCATCCAACGCCTTTTGCAAAAGTCCCTTGGCATCACCGCCAAACTGTTGCGGAATGAAACGCTCCCCGCCGCCCGCCGGCATTCCACGATCCGCAAGCCGCTTGTTGACTTCAGCTTCGATGTCGGCCTCACGCTGCTTCTTGGCCTTCACTGGCTCCATCAGTTTGTCTTCGAGAGCGTAAGGGTCAAACTTGTTCTCCTTACTCATCATCTCGAAAAACTCTTTCTGCTTGTCCGGCGTCCACTTCTCCCCGGATTCCTTCTCGTATCGTAGCGCCACAACTCCATTGGCTGCGGCAAATCCAGCTACAAACGGGATGGTCTCCGAGTTGAACTTCGCTTCACGGGCCGTGAATCCATCCTCTACGGCCTTCTTCGTCTCGGCTGCGTAGAGTGCGGTTGCTTCTTCCCGCGTCAAACCGCCAGCTTGCTTGGCGATCTCCTGAACTTTCTTCGTAACCAGTTCGTCCAACTGCTTCGGGTCCATGTCTCCTCCAAGAGCTTTTGCCGCTTCAATCTGCCGTTCGAGTTCTGCCTTCTGGTCAGTCCAAAGGACTTTCCCTTCAGAATCGAGAACGCCTGCCTCTTCCAGAGCATGAAGTCTGTCGTAGGCTTCCTGCGACCAAGGCTCCATCTTTGCCTTGTACGCCACGGCTTCCTCGTACACAGTCTCTTTCGACTTCAACTCGTTCTGCTTGCGGCTGTAGTCGTCTTGGCGAAGCCACCCGCCTTTTAGTTCGGGTTCCTTTGCAAAAAGGTTGTCAATGAGCGTCTTCTCTTGGGCACTGAGCGCAGAGTAAATCTCTTCAAAGGTCTTGACTGCCATCTCCCTTGTCCTTCCTCGCTTCCCTCATCGGGCTCCGTCGAGGCTACGGGCTGCGGGTGTTAATGATTATCCGGGCATCTGCCCCGGCATCGGAGGTAACTGAGGTTGCGGTGGGGGTGCGCCTGCTCCAGCCGCCGGAGGAGGACCTGCCATTCCCCCTGGCTGAGATTGAGGCCCCTTTTGCTGCGCCATTGCCGCTCCGGTCTTCAAGATGGCGATGGCTCTTGTTGCATAGGTGCGGAACGTGTCGTCGTTCACACCCATTGCAATTTTCTCGATTGTCGAAACAGCCAAATCGATTTGGTTCTTGCCCACTTGCTCTTGAGCTTGCCCAATTGCTGAACCGAACCCGCTGCCGCCTGGAGGCCCCATTTGGGCCTGGGCTTGTGGTGACATCGGCGGTCTGTCGATTGGAGGCATCAGAATTCCGAGTTCCCAACCTGCGTTTTGCCGGTCTTCACGTTGACACTCGTGCCACGCGGTTCAACCGTGGTCATATCGCCTTCGTCAATGAAGGTTCCAACGGCTGCGAACTCGCCCTTCTTCATCTTCGGCGCCGAAGTCGCATCATAGTGACCGCCTACTGCAATGGGTGCGGCCATGCCCTTTCCATCTTTCATGTGATTCCTCGTCGGATGGTTTGCTTGAGTTAAGGGGAGAGCTTTTGGCCCTCCCCCACTTGCTGCCGGTCAAAACCGGCTAGCTCCGATTAGCGCCGTACGTGCTTGACACGGGCCTTCTTGCCACGCTTGGTCTCGAACATGGGATGCTCCTTTCCGGGTAGTTCGCCCTGGGTTTTATTTCGCCGGTGTTCTGGTTGCGGCCTCTCACCGCTGTACTGCTGGCGATCCCCGGAATGGATACCGGAGGTCTAATGCAGCAAGTAGTTAACTTGCCTCATTGAGCAAATGATTAAACAATTGTCCGAATGATTTCAAGCGAAATCGTAAAGAGAAAATTATTTATGGTGTGCCGCTCCCGGCTTTATGCCAGCAGCAGCCGCCGCAAGCGCCATCTGCTTTGCCTCTTCCGCAAGCTCTTCATCGTTCTCTTTCTGGTCTATATTCCAATCTGGAACAGCGATGGCAAAAAACTTCTTGCGGCTCAAATCTCGATTCTTTCTCAGTCCGGCCGCAATCGAAATACGGTCCTGGCGCTGGAATCCGAACAACGATCCCTGCTCGCATTCAAAGCCGAACTTACGGACGTGCGATTCAGAGTTCACACCTTCAGGTATCAAACTTCCCGGCCTATCGTCGATGTCCTCTTTCGTTAGTCCATCCATACCGAGAGTTTCAACGCGCCTTGCAGCGTCATAGAACTGTAGTGCTGTTCCGGTCCACAATTCTCCAACTTCATTCACGCCCGTCTCAACGTTTGCGGCTTTGAACCTGATTGGTGTTGTCTTCGAGAACTGAATCTTTTCGAGTGTGTCTCCACCTGGAACCTGCTTCTTCCCGAGAGCTTGATTAACAGCATCGGTCCCTGAGTTCTCCTTGATCGTCCTTCTGAGCATCTCAAGCACTGGCAGTGGGTAGTTTCCAATATTTGGAGGAGCCTGCCACGTCGGACCTGTAATGGCATTCGAGTTGAAAGAGATTTTCAGGTTTGGCTTGTTGGCGTCTATAGCCTTCAATGCGTCTGGGTGAATAGCCGATTTTGGAGCCATCAAAGCCGGTGCTAGTGCTCTCTTCACAGCCAACAACAATCCCGACATAATCTGGTTCATGATGTCGTTTGTGTCCATCCACGGCTTCAATACACTCAAAGCGTACTGCTGCCACGGGACCGAGTGAAGACCCATCAAAACGAATGGCCTCTTGCGGTGGTAGTAGGGGTTGGGCTCATCGTATAGGGTCACTTTGTTCGAACGAATCACAAGCCTCCCACGAGGATAGAGCTTCTCTTCTGGTTTAACCCAGTATCCCCACGGTGCGCTGTTTGGGCTCTTTCCATCCCCAGGCCCCATCCATAATGTGTTGCGGCTTTCATTGATCGAATCGTCGTTCATCCAGAACTCGACTACTTCTGCCTCTGGATACTTGCTTCTCGCGCTCGACGCCTCAGACCCTCCCATAATACGTTTCCAGCCGGAATTCAACTGCTCAAACAATTGCGGCATGACCGTTGGAGGAACCTGTGGCTCAACACCGTAGGTGCTGTAATCTTCCTGCGGACGAACGTGCTTGCCCATATTCGGATAGGCTCTCTTGATCCAGTCGAGCGTCTCCCGGCGCCGGTAGATCACCATCTCGTCTTCTTGAAGATCATGAGGTCTTGTAGGCCCAAGCCGCATCAGGGCCTTGGGGTTCAAATGCTTCATGGAGATGTCGGCGTCACACGCATCCCCGCTCGTCCCTCTGGCAAACCGATTCCAGTAGAGGAGGACCGGCGAAGTCGTGAACATTCCGAACATTGTCCAGAACGCAAGCGTTTGATTGAATTTGTCCCTGCGAGCCCAACCCTTGACCATCGCATTCAGAATCTTTGCGGTCTTCGAATAATCACCAGCAAACCCAACTTCCGAGATATGGAAGATCGGCCTTACATCGGTGAGCAGTCCTATCGTCTCCCAAAAATTCGAGAGAACCTCGTTCGACACCGGCTTTGGCCTGTAATTGGGGAGTTTCTCGCGCCATTGGATTCCGGCCAGATAATCGATAGCCTCATCCATTGCCTTCAGTTCTGGAGTGGTCTTTTGGCGCGCAATTCCCTCGCTGAAACAGCCGTCAAGGAAATCGGCCATCTTGGAATAATATTCCAACAGATAGCGGTCTTCTACTTCAGGAGTCTTAGGAATGGGAGCTTGAAAGTCTGCCATGTCGTTTTAATCGTATCTCTCAACAGTTCAGTTTGCTACGAAAATCAGAGCCAGTTGTTCTCAACCACATGCTTGATTACGCGCTCTGCCCACAACTTTGCGGTCTCCCCCTGGTCGCGGGCCTTCTCGACTACGGCACCGTAAAGACTTCCCAAGTTGATTAGTACGGCCCCCGGATTGCGCCCCTCGTAAATCGCAACGTCCTTCTTCGCTTCATCTGCAATCAACTTGGCGGTTTCAAGTTCCATCGAGAGGTTGTAGACCAACCCAAACAACTCAGATGCGCTTTCAGGCCGCTTTCCCAATAGTTCCTTCATCCGTTGGAGATCCGCTTCGGGAACGATCACTACCTCCCCCTCAGCCAGCATTTGAATCAATCCAGAGACCGTTGCGTTTCCCCTGTCTCCAAACTTAGCTTCAAACTTTGTCTTCGCGGTCGGCGGTACAACCACTTCCATCTTGACGTGGTTCGGCTGGACCATCACTGGCGGCTTAGACTCTTCGTACTTCACTTGCGGGTTCAATCCAAGGAACGCTGCGGTGTCGTTCCATGAATGGCTACTGTTGGCCGAGCACACTAGCTTGCGATGTTCGGCGTTGACCTGTGCTCCGCATTGCGGGCAGGCATAACGGGTTTTTACGATTGGCACTTTCTTTCCCTCCTCATTCCAAATTTTAGAATTAGTGTTTCGTCGTTTTGTGATAAGGGCAGCGGCAATGAAATCCCAATCGACAACTGCAATCTGGTTCGGCGTAGAGATCGAGGATTCTCTCCTGTTCCGCAACCTTGCCTTTCACTTTGTCAGACCAATCTTTATCCACACATCTTTCAAGATCGGATACCGTGATGTTCCGGTAGTAGTAGTTTCCATCCCGCATACGGATTCCACCCTTGACGCAGATGCACCACTGAGCGGAGCAGCCTAAATCGTTAGGGTTCTCCCTAAAGCCAGTAAATTCCTTCCAAGTCACTTCGCCGGGGCCATTGCCTTGGAAGTAGTTCTTCCAATCGGTTTGCTTGCAGGTTCTCCAAAATCCACGTAGCCGGTAGAGCATTAAACCGAACCAGCCAACCTCAACTTCTTCGCCGTCATGATAAATCACAGATGCTTCCATATTTCCTCCTCACTGGTATTTCCAAGCCTCCGCATCGTTCATCACTTCTTCGCCGTCATGCCGCGACTCGTATTCCGCTACGCTTTCGGCATTAATCAATTCAGTAGGAATGCCTTCCTCAAACATCTGCTGCTGTGTGCCAGGGCGATCATGAATCGGACTAAATCGACTATTCTGAAAGTCTGATGGCACTCGAACAGTCTTCTCAACCAACTCACCCTTTTCATTTCTCCGCTTCAAAACCAAATCCGCCATCGCTCCGTGTTCGTTGACGATGTAAGAGCCGATCATCCTCTTTGAAAACTTCTCGGCCTCGAATGGAGAGCTTGATCGGTACTGCTCAACTTGAACAGGCATTCCCTCGAATATGACCCTCTTGTAGACGATGTAATTGTTTTCGTCCTTCTTGCCTTCTACTGGCCGTTGTCGCCGCTCTTCGAACTCACCTTCATGGCCGCAGTAAAGAGCGATTATAAATGCCATCACAATATCGTCATGGGCACCTTCTCCCTCCGCGCCATCCTCAGTGAAGTCTCTCAACTCATCGATCAAATACTTGTTACGGATGAGCACCTGATTGTCGAGCATCATCTTCGACATGTGCGCTATCAGAGTCCGCTTAGATTTGTAGTCGGTCCACCATCCAACGATGTCAGTCATGAAGTGCTTGAGGCGGTCCATGCGCTTGAACCGATAAATGTTTTCGTATTCGTAGTCACGCATCAGACGAGTGTTGGTTGCCATGCCAAAGGAATTGACTTCGACAGCCGCAAGAGCTTCGTTGTAGTACCAGCAAAGAGCAAGCACAATGTCTGTAAGGTTGTACGGGTCCATGTACCCATGCCAACTTGCAACCTGTTCATCGAGTTGATGGCCGTCACCGATCTTGATTACTTCACAGCAGGAATAATCCGCACCTTTCTGCCCTAAAGCAACATCGGCGGATACGACGTATCTAGCCCCTGGAATCCGCTTCTCCCACATGTGCAAGCGGTTTTCGTTCTCCGGGTATGACGCCTTTTTAACAAGTCCAAGCAATTCCCCTTTATCGTCACGCGGATTTATTTCCGTCATGTGGAGATGCGGCAACCACTGAGTAAAATCAAAACTGATTTCTCCAATCCATCTTGGTTCTTCAGTCAATTTGCTGTAGCGGTTGATGACCCCTCTAGGAATTGCGGAGATGATTGCGTTTTGGAATGACACTTCAGCGGTGACCGGATACTCTTGGTCGAAAATCATATCGTCGCCGTCAGTGGCGATGAATTCCTCCTTCGTCTTTCGCATCCAGTTGATCGTTTCATTCGATATAGTGATGCCATCTTTCTTCTTTATCTGCTCAACCATATCTTTCTCTTCGAGAGTCAGTGTAAATGCTTCTCCCTTTGGGATTGGTAGTGAGTAGGTCTTCGGTCTCCGATAGAACGGAATGAAGATCGGATGCCAATCAACCGATCCAGCCTCTGCGCGTCTCCACAGGTTATGCCACGCATCGTTACGTCCATTGGCTGTTGATCCCATGACGTAGAATCCGTCTTTAGCAAGAAAGGTACGAATGAGCGACTTTGAAAGCTGTGACGAATCCTTCCAGTGAGCCAACTCGTCCAGCATCGCGCATCGAAAACCCTTACCTCGACCAACACCTGAAGGTCTGTTGGCATTGTCTGCGTACACCCAGTTCTTCAATCCTGGGCGGCTTGTTCTTAAATTTTCATCTGGCTCGTCAAAGCAGTACACCTTTCCATTCTCGTGCTTCATGACTCTTGGCTGCATCCACCACGGCAGGAATGAGAAAGCGGACTCGTACATCTCCATGTTGTACTTTGCGCCGTCTTCATCCTGAGACACAAAAACTGTGTTGGTGTGCTTATACCGAATTACTGTCTTGTGAAGGAACTCGCCAACCATATAGGTCGTGTATCCCATGCGGCGAGCTTTATCGACAATTGCACGAACACGCCCATACTTCTTCTCCAGTTTTCTCAATTCATCATGGAGAATTTCTTGGCTGTCAAAAAATGGGTAGAGACCTTGGAAGCCTTTGTCTTCAGTTCGGACGGCGTAGTAGTTAGAGAGAAAATATCGAGTGTCAATCAGGGAGTGGTAGCATTCACCATCGATCCATTCATTATCGGCAGAGGAAAGCGAGGCTCGGGCTTCATCATCCCCTATGTTGCCGGCCCGGTACTTCTGCCGGTGCATGTCGAGGATTTCTATGATCTCTCCAAGGTACTTGTTCGCCCGAATGATCGACATACTAGAGCCACCCGTCGAAAGCGCCAGCGTTCATCAATCGTCGCATTTCTTTTTTCCAGTTTTTTCCTTCCCCCATGCTGCGACCGAATTTGCTATTCACTTTCATGTGGGCCATTTCATGAAGTAGGGACAGTCTGGTTTCATTGACATTGAGGTCATCCGGCAAGAGTATTGCCTTTGGGCACGGATGCCCTGCAACCTTACCCCCATAGCAGCAGAGTCCGTCTACGTCGTCATAGCCGCCAAGTCGGGTTATTTCACGCCTCGGAAGAAACATGAGCAATACTTCTTCAGTTGGAGGAATGGTGTTTCCAAAATGCCTATTGCGAAGGACTCGATAGTCCCGCATCAAGTCGATGATTCGCAACTCTGCGATGGTTGGAGTCACCATCTTGATGCGTTCTACTTCCGACTTGGAGAGTTTGGATACCACTATTCTCCCTCTTCGTCTTCGCCGTCTTCATCGTCGCTGCTAGGAGGATCTTCATCGCGGTCCAGATACCCAGGCACAGCCGCTACTTCGGCAGGGAGCAAGTTCTCTTCTGCGGCCCTCTTTCTCAGCCGGTCCATCCTCTCTTCTGTGGTCTCCGCTGTGCTCAGATTGGCTACCTGATTCGTCTGGTTCACGTTGATCTCCGCAATCGGCTGCTTTGGTTGCTTGGCGACAATAATGTCCTTTACGATGCGGCTGGCCTCAAGGCGCGTGGTCTTGTCGTCCTGCTTGACGATCTTCTTCTTCCCAGTGTTTGCGTCGTTGATCTCGACCAACTCAGTCGCCTCCAAGAGTCCGACCATGCTGTTTTCGAATGCCGGCATCACCCTGAGAATTGATTCGTTAAGACGAAGCTCAACTCTCCCAGATTCATTCTGCCTGTTGTAGCTTTCGATCTGGCGCACGGAATCCTTGACGGTCTCGACGCTCACGCTCTCAGACTTGGCGATAGCCTTCAACCTTTCAGGCTCGGTCCCGGTGAGCGCCTGGAACTTCACAAACCGCATCAAGTGACGCGGGTCGCGCATGTTGTGCTTAGAAAATGCAGTCGCCATTACTTGCCCTCCGGTTCACCGCTCAAGTCAGCAAGCTCCTTGAGTCGCGCATGATCTGCTTCGCGGGTTGCGGCCTTCATCCTCTCCTGAGTTTCAAAGTCCGCAGCCTGGGTGTCTCTTTCTTGTTCGAGCACTTCCTCATCGGTCGCCGTCACGTCCACTTCTCGGGCAGATTCAGCGGGCGCATCCTCCTCCACAACTTTGATTGGGAACCTACCCAAATACGGGTCCGGCATTCTCGATCCGTACTGCTCCTGCTTGGGAATGATCGACTCCGGTTCGTCTCCCGGAGTTGCAACCGGCGCCGACTGTGCGATCTGCCGAAGAATGGAAAGGTCTTCGCGGTAGGACCTCGCTATCTCTGTAGCGTCCTTTAGGGTACTGGTAAGGTCGTTGGCGACACTCATAATTCGCTTGGAGCCCGTCACAACCCAGCGCACGAATGTCCATACGCCGAGACAAGCGAAAAATCCACCGACAATACAGAGCCAGATTATGCCTGTCATTCCGCAATCCTCACTTCACTTCCGTCATCACGCAACGCAACTATCTGCGACGAAGAATCGGTCATTACTGTTGAGTGGACCTTGTAGTTGCATCCAGTTTCTTTGTTCTTGCAGACGTACTCCAGATGATCGACAACCTGTTTCTGTCCCCTGCGGCCCATCACTACCTTCGGCTTCAAGACGGTTCCGCAACTATGACACACGAGATTGGCCGCGACTAACGGCGAAAGGTCCGGTATTGACATGCCCATTCTCCTCATTCCTTCTTGTTTGTGCTCTGCGCATTGCTTTCCAATTGTGAAATCGTTCCAGAACCTCTTTCCTGCGCCGCTCTGGAACCCTGTCAACGAAAAATGTTCCCGTCAGATGATCGAGTTCATGTTGAACGATTCTCGCCACCGATCCCCTAAACGTCAACTTCTTTCGCTCGTATGGAGTTTCTGCTAGAGAAGCCTCAACGTCGACGATTTCAAGCCGTGGCACCATGCACTCATTTCCCGAAGGCGGCAAACTTAAACAGCCCTCCGGTTCCTTAATCTCTTTTCCGTACAACCTAGTGATCTCCGGGTTCACTAAACCAATGACTATTCCGTGACTCCTGCCGATCAATACGAATTGCTTGAAGCATCCTATCTGCGGAGCCGCCAATCCCAATCCATCTGCCTTTCGCATCACTTCGATCATGTACTCGAATAATTTCGGAATCTCCGGCCACTCAGCCTCTTCGACAGGCTTCGCAAGGATGTTGTTCATCTCTGGCCCATAAATAGAGAGCCTAAAATTCCTCTGAAAGTACATTTCCCTCACCTGGGTACAACAATACTCCCAGCAGCCCTCGACCGTTCGGCCTTGAACATGATCTCAATTGCTTCAGGGATAGCCGAGTTGCCAATCAATTCAAGACGATCTGTGTCCGCCCTCAACCATTGAGGCATATACATCTTATGCGTAGTACACCGCGTCCCCCTGGCACACTCGCAACCAAGCCAAGTGTCAAGCCGCTCTCGCGCTTTCGCGGTCCAGTCAAAATGTTCGGGGTAGATTTGCGGCAGAAAATAATCGGCGCAGAAGCATAGACCGTCAGACCTCAACCCAACGGCTCTGCCGGTCACTATCGGTCCAGCGTTGCTCGGAACCAAGACAATCATGTAGCCGACGTTTTTCCACGATGACGTGTCGGCTGCGGGTTGACTTTCTGGAACCGCAATTACTTCCGTGGTTGGCGATTCCTGCTTCTCTTTGCGCCGGTCAATTACCTCAAAATTCGACAATGTAATCTTCCCCCTCGCTGGTTATGGTTTCACCCGGCAGTAGGCAGTACGCGAACGCTACGCGGCTATCATTCTTCGCAACGATCTCTCGAAGGACTACGCATGATCCTTCTATCTCGACGTAGCCTTTAGCTACCGAACGCTTTCCCCCGTTCTTTATTTTCAGACTTGCCATTGCTCACTCCTTAGTTCGGCTTTGGTTTGTTTTGATCGATGGCATCCTTGATGTTCGACACCATCATTTGATTCTCTCCGGTTTTGAATCCCTCACGCGCCTGTTGCTCAAAAGCAATAGACGTTGTTTTTGATGCAACCTTTAGAACCCCAATCTGGAGCGCAAAGTCTATGAAGTTAACCTGCATCTCCAAACCCATAGGAGAATGCACGATCACGATAATCGGACACCCCTCGCGCTCCTTCAAATGGTTCTGGACCGCCTGCATGAATCCTTCGTGGGTCATAGGGGACTCCATTAGTTCACCGCCGCTCTGTGTGTGATAATCGTTCGGTCCTGAGAGTAAATCTCAGTGATCTTTGGGTGGCAAGCGCAGTCACGCCCCAAGTTGTGAACCCCAAAGTTCAACCGCTGCGGGTCCGGCTCCTCTTTGAAGGGAACAATATGAGCCACGTTGTCGTAGCGAGGGTCTTCAGGATCGAAGTCTGTCGACGGAGTAATAATCTCCAATGCTCCGCTCTCCACGTTCTTGACTACGACCAGCCAGCGCATTACTTCTTTCCCTTCCCAAAGAATTCCGCGATCTTGGCTTCAATCGCCAGCACTCGCGGGTCGGCAGGGCGCCGCTTGATGCGGATCTCAAGATAGTACGTGTTCGGAATCTTGTCCGGGTTCGGGTTGTCGTTCTGGTGGAAGTCCCACTCAAACACCCCGGTATCCCACTCGTAGGTCGTTGAGCCCCACTGAACCTTCGACTGGTTCTGCTGAATCGGAAGCCGGAACGCCTGATGCAGCAGCGTCTTTAGTTCGGCCCACTCCTCAACCGTGACGTTCTCGTACTTTGTTACTTCGTTTGCGAATTTCTCTTTCATGCTGTCTGTTCTCCTTCTTTGTTCTCTGGTGCGTGATTCTCGAACGGCAGAACCGGATTCTTTGCCGCTCGCTTTCCATGCCCTCGCGTCCACGGCCAGATGTAGCGGCCGGCGAACCAAATGCTCAATCCGGGGTTCAAACTCTGCGGCTTTCCCCAATACACCCCGAACACCAAATCCTTTTGCGTCAGTCGGACTTTCATGGACTACTCCCTCTTCCATTGGTAGCCGCGAAGAACTAACTCCTGAAGCGCTAAATACCTCGCCTCTGTTGGCGTTGGCATCGTGTCTTCGTTGTTGTCGAGAAGGATTTCCACCAACCGCTTGTCGCTCGGCGCCTTGCGCTTGATTGCCGCCCTCGCTTCATCCGTCAGTACGATTGTCTTTTTCATCGCCACTCCAAATTTTGGAATCCAAAACCGCTCAGTCGTCCTATCGCCGCGTGATGACATCCTTCAAAATTAAGGTCTTCGCCATCTCCAGCATCCCCAACCGCGTCGACAAAACCGATGTCGATCCGAGTGTGATGATGTCGCCGCCGGCTTCAGTCATAATCACAAGACACTCGACCGCATCGCCAACCTCTTCCATCGCCTTGACCAGCGTCTCTGTCGGAGTCCTCTTGATTACATCGCCCATTCTTACCCTTCCAAAAACCGCTAGACTTTTCTCCATCGGTCCCTGCCGCCGACATATATATCGCGGACGCGCTCAACGTAAATCACTGCCTCCGGATTCATCCCCCGCGCTCGCTCAATGGCTTTGGCTTGGGTTGGGAGAATCGCGCTGGCCCGTTCCGAACCCGGCCTCCGTATCGCATACTCGCCGGTCCTTGTCTTCTCGATGTACAGTTCAGACTTTGCCATTCGACCCCTTCCAAAAACCGCTCGAAAACCGCCAGCCCGCGCCAGCGGGCACCGTCGTGCCACGCATTACACTAACTCTTCAACTCGACTCACATTCGACAACGCAGCGAACTGAATCAACTTACCATCCTCCACGCGGAACAAATCCACATATTCTGTCCCGCACGACCAGAAGTGACACTGCCACTCCTCCGGTGCATTATTGTGAAATGTCACCTTCAACCTGATCGGTCTCACCGCTTCCGTATTCAATATCCCTCCAACCTTTCTGCCTACATCCACATCATTGCACATCTTCACGCTTTTGTGTTGACCAACTCAAATACACAACTTTTCAAAACTTCAAAACTGCTTACATCATTTCAACTTCTTGGATTTTGAAAATCTGTTCGCTGGACCAGTCGCGTAGCGACCGGACCCCCACCCCACCCCCTTGCGCCGGGTCCGTTGCGGCGTGCGTGCTGGGCGGTGGGCGCTGGCCGTGGCAGGGCGGCGGGGCAGGGGCAGGGCAGGCGGGAGGGGCTGGGCCAAGCTGCGGAAGGCGAAGCAGAGGCAGGGTACCGGGACCGATGGAAGGCTCAAGAATGGCACCGGGTGGCGTCAATCATTAGAAGTGGGCGCGGTGAAGCTGGTACAGGGTGCCATGAGGCAGGCGAAACTGCCATGCTGTAGTATGTCCAGCTTGGCTGCGATGCGTCCTAGAGGCGCTGGTCAGGCCGTTTCAGGACACAACAAAGCCCCAGACGTATCTGGGGCCAGTGTTGCCGATCCTGCCGCTAGTCGAGGTAGAGCCGGGTATTGATGTTCTTGAACTGGTCTTTGCCGTTGTAGGTTCCCATGTACATCCAGCCTCCGGCGTAGTTCCATTCCCCATCTTTGCCGCTGAGCCTGCCTGCTGCTATCGCCTCTTCAAATGCCTGCCTGCTGTCCTTGAATACTGGTGCTGTAGTGGTTGCCATGTTCCCTCCTGCGGCTTTGGCCGCATCCCCAATATCTCACCGCTGCCAGACAAAGAAAAGGCCCCACCAGAGGCAGGGCCGATTCCAAAGTTTGGAAAGTTTCTACTGTATGACGTGCTGCCGCTTGCCGTTCTGCTCGATCACCGTATCTCTGTTGAGGTAGCCGATTATGCTGCTCTCTGAGAGTGGAGCCGTCGCCCTGGTGTGAAACTCTCCATAGCTCAGCGCGAACCCTGGCAGGGCGCGTACTGCGTTGTAGGCCGTCGCTACCAGACAATCAACCACATACAGATAGTCGCTCATGCCGCCGCGCTGCGCGTGGTCAAGCTCCTGAATACCGTTCGTGCGGATCGTGCCGGAAACTTCCGCGATGACTCGATCAATGATCTTTGATGCTTCCAAATGGTTCATGGTTCTACCCTCCAAACAGCGTCGGGTTAACCTTGCCGAAGAACAGAGGAGAATCATTCTCCATGCTCCCGGCTCGGTGGTTGATGTCGGCGAGGGGCTTTAGCATCTCTGCGGTTAGCTCCTCGGCTTGCATTGCGGCTGCGGCCTGGGACTGCAACTCAACTGCGGTCTCCATGCCGGCGAAGGTGTGAGACTCTACCGGCTTAACCATGCGCTTCATGGTTCACCTCTTCAGCCGATAGGCTTCAGCTTTCAGGATAGAGAACCCAAGTTCCTTGGAATACATCCACTCTTCCGGTTTGTACGTTCCTTCATCCTGCTGTTTCATGGCCGTAGCAATCCACAAGGCGCGGTCAAACTCAATGCGGTTACGTGTCATGTGCTGGATGCCTTCGGCCATGTCGATTACTGTCATGTCCTCAAAGTTCTTCATAGTGTTTCCCTCCAATGTCCCTACTATCGGCCAAAGCCGCTAAGACTTCAATGCCCCTCAATTCTGCCATGCTAGGGGCTGTCCGAGGCCGCTGCAGCTCGTCCTGGGGCTTCCTATTGCGGCTTTGGGGCAAGAAAAAGGCCCGATCCGAAGACCGGGCCGAATCTCGCATGATCGCGCTGTCTACCAGACAAAGCCGAAATGCTCGACGGCTGCGCGAAACGCCACCAACAACGCGGGGAGCCTCGCCTCCAGCCGCTCTTTCAATCCGGGCGCTGTCAGGTCTTCGTCTGTTGCTTCGGGCCACACTGCCGAACTGCGGGCGAAGTCTAGCTGTCTTTCCTTCCCATCGCCTACGATCCAGACCGGCTCCCAAGTTGCCGTGAGTGATTCCTGTGGTTGTTCATTGGACTCGCGCCAATCGGTATGGCCGATTTTCACTATCTCACCATCGGAACCGCGAATGATCCGCTCCCAGACGGGCAGCTTCGTCTTGCCGTTGCGGAGTTGCCGCTTCTCGCCTTTGAGGAGTCCTTTGTAGTCGCGGTCGCTGGCATGGTAGACGGTATTTGCAACGTAGTGCATGGGGCCGTCAGAACTGCACAGATGCCACTTGATGAACGGCTCAAGCCCAGGAAAAGCTGCTGCAACTTCGTCATGGAGACAGCCGCCAGCTCCGCCACCCTTGCGGCGGTCAACCGGGCGAATATCCGCTGTGATACTGAAAGTGTTATGCCCATTGCCACGCTCGTCGTCATAGCGGACTTCTGCAACGATCACAGAAGGCTCACCGTAGTACGTTATGCGTTTGGGGCCAAACTTCGCCCGCTGCCGTTTCGCTGTCTCGCTTTGCGTTGTGATTGCCAAAGCCGCTACGCTCCCCATAGTTGCACCCTCCGCCAGCCTTCCGGCCAGCCGTTACCATGCTACCAACTCGTAGATTGCTGCATACACCAGCAACCCAAACGCTACCGCTCCGGCAAACCCTTTTACCTGTCGCCAGGTCTTCGGGTCGCCGTTCACTAGGTTGTAAAGCCATTCATCCATCACAGCACCAGCCCGATCAAAAACATTATTCCGGCTGCAACGATCCACAACAACCTGTACATGGCGCGGCTTTGCGTCCACTTCGCCCAGACCAGGAATACCGCTAGAGCGATTACCAAACCCCACGGAACTACCATACAGCCACCTTTCCCAGCCGCCACGATACGAAAACCGCCGCAGCAGCTACCCCAACAAAGAACCCAATCACGTAGGCCATAAGCCCTCCATGACCCAACTATGCCCCCAAACCGCTAAGGCTTCAAGGGGTCACTACAATCCGCCATCTTTGGCACTGCGAATTGAAGCAGGCTACGCCACCAGTTATCGCCTCCATTGGACGTAAGCAGGCTCGACAAACACGCCTTGGTTTCTCGATCTCTGCCGGCTTCGGACTCTCGTGATCTATCGGTCTCTCTACCCTCGCCGGCTTCGGACCTCGCGCAATAATCATTTTCTCGGCCTTCGGACTCTCGACCTTACCTGAGTTCCAATGGCTTGACCTGCACTTCCGGCTCGGACATCGTGCCGGATCACTCGCGCTCTCAGGTATCCAAGTCCACCCGCAAACATCACATTTCCACGCTTCTATCGTCACTCTCGCCATTGGTACAGTGTACCTCTAATCGCATTGGTACAGTGTGCCTAAATCTATCCCCTGAATGCAATACACTCACCGTGGTGCCACATTCGAGCGTATTTATAGGGCGCTCCAGTGGGCCGAGGAAAGGCTCATCCATCGCGGTCTTTTCGGCTGGCTGTGGTTGTGGTTTGTCTGTGTCGGTGTAATTGGTGAGGGCGTCTGCAAGCGTTAATGATTTTGGTGTGGGATGGGCAAGAGAAAGCCCGCGCACTTGGGAAGGTGAACGGGCTAAAGTAGTTAATGTTGTGTTTTAACTGGCTTCGGTCTCGCAGATTCCGGTCAGGATGTACTTGTCTGTCCAGTCGATGCCGCAAGCATTGCAGTGCATATCCTGAAGCGCCAACCCATCGTTAATGGAAATGTCTCCACCTTGCAGGTCGCCGCTTTCGCATTGCGGGCAAACTACGCCAAGGCTTGAGACGTACTCCTCTTCTTGGTGTTTGGTGATTGCTGCCTTCACTTGCTCCATTTAGAATCCTCGCTTTCACTTTGGTTGTCTTCTCTGCGGTTTTGAATCACTATTCGTAGTGTTTCCGCTCACAGTCCGCACAGAGAACCCATTCCCCAACGATCCCCAATTTCTCTGTGGTTCCGCAACAGTCACACCGGCTGTCGTCGTAAATCTCCGCCTTCGGTCTCCTGTTGGCGTCTATGCCCGGCTCCCGATACGGACTGTCGTCTCTTAGCATCCCTATTCCCTCCATTGCGGTTTTAGGCCGTCGCCGGCCGGTTCAAAACAAACTCATCTGCCGCTCAGGTTCCGGCGCCCACTCTTGCACTTCCGGCTCCGCTTCCATGCGGCTTGCCACTACTGAGACTGTACCTTGCAATGCAGGCTGGTGGTAGGGGTCGGTTATGTCCCTGCCGCAGATCCCGCACTGGTACGGCTTCTTGCGGCTTTTATCCACGAAAGCATGGAAAGCCTCATCTGCCGTTGCCCAGCCGAACCTTGCTCGGTTTCTCATCGCACCCTCGATTCCAAATTTTGGAATTTCTCAGCCCTGGTAGTTCATCACAGCTATGTCGAAGTCTTCCGCTCGCATGTCCCGCTCGTGCTGCTTCCCGCAGCCGTCGCCGGCACACATCACTTTCTTGGTTGCAGGGAAATACAAGGCATCCTCGCCTTTCTTGATGCCAAAGCCACAGCGGGAGCACTTCCCGCCAAACTTCGTTTTGATCCAATACGGGGTTGTGTTTTTCATTGCGGTTTTCCTCCATGCTTCGATTGTTGCACTACTCCACAAATAGACAAGCCCCCACCCAAAGGCAGGGGCTCATCCTTGCACTTCATTACGCTGCGGCCGTCTCGCTCTGCGCCTCGGCCGTCTCATTGTGGGCTGCTGCTTGGATCTCGCGCTCTGCTCTCCGATGTAGCTCCTCCCTGTAGCAATCGACGTATTGCGTCGCCCGGCGCCGGTTACTGTGCAGGTCTACTGCGGCTTGGCAGGCTTCGAACGCATCGCGGAAATCCCTCGCAAGTTGGTACTGGTCGGCTTGCGATCCGCGTATGCTCTTCGCGCTCTCAAACCATTTCAAGTGAACGGCTGGCATCTCCATGTAGCTCTTTTTGAGGTTGTCCGCTGCCCAAGTCCGAACGGAGTCGGCATACTGCCAGCGTTCAAGGCCGTCCATGTGCTCATTCATCACCAGTCCGAGAATAGAATCCGCAGTCCCGGTCTGGTACTCGTTCAATTCCTTGTACCGGGTGTCGTATTGCAGTTTCGGGTTCCGCGAGACTTTTAGCTCGCTCATGCTGTAATACCGTTTCTTGTTCCAGTCCTTGTCTTTCTCTGGATCGAAGACAAGCGATGCGGCAAACCTGAGTGAGTCCATCCGTGGTTGCGCGTGGAACATGTGGCTGTAGTTACTGGCGATCTCCTCGTCTTCCAAGAGAATGACGGCCAAGGAAAACAGGTAGTCGATTGCATACTCCTCAGTCACGGGCCAATCGTGGCTGTGCTGAGTCATGCCGTCACCCATCGTTTCGAACATGCGGAATTTTTGGGTGAGAAAAGGGTTAGCGCGATACTCCCACTTGTCGCTGTCGAAGGAGTAACCAAACTTGGCTGAATTTGCGATTGAAGCGAATTTCTTGTACATCCCAATCCCTCCATCGGCTTTGCCGATAACTGATAGTCACACTCTTCCCCATAGAGAGCAATCCCCCTATTGCTCCGCTGCGGCCGGCTCCATCCCCGTCAAGGTCTGCGGAACAAAGAGAGACTGTTGCACCGCCAGCTTTCCAGACTTCCGACGTATCGCATCGCGCCACTTCGCGCAAAACTCGCCATCGGGCTGCGGCGCCATGTCGAGAAATTCCACCGGGCACGTGTCGTCATACGGCCCCATCGCCTCTTCCATGTCCTTGTGGCCCCACCCATAACTGCCGTCTTTGTCGAGCAAGGAAAGACCGATCCACTTCTCGGTCGTGACCGTGCCATCCGGCTTTGTCGTTGTCGTCTCCCGAACGTACCAGAGAGAATTGCCAACGCAGCGATACGCCAGCACGATTGATTGCGTCCTGGTTCCGGCTGGCTTGGCCCCGTACCATGACTTCGCGGTTTCCTCGGTTGCGGTTGTGTCCCACGGCTCAAGAATGTCGTGGATGATTGTTTCCTTTGAAGCTCCACGTCTGAATGTCCACCCCATAGTGTTACCCTCCATGTCCCCATAGTAAAAGAAAAGCGGAGCCGGTCAAGGCCCCGCTCAGGGTTGCAGTTACTCAATGCTGGTATCGAAGCCCTCCAGTTCGCTAAGAGCCTCGATGATCTGCCCGGCACCTTCGTGGAACTTGTCACGGATCGCTTCTAGCTCGTCGGCCTTCTCGGTGTAACGACTGGCCTTGTCAGGGAACTTCTCTTCCATGTTTCCGGCTTTCTCTTGCAGTTCGTCGATAGCGGCATCCAGGTCGTCAACCTCTGCTGGGATGTCACCGTAGGTCTTTTGCAACGCCGCTAAGGCGGCTGCGTGCTGTTTATCCAACCACTTAGGCATTTCACCCTCCGTCACTTCACTGCGGTTTTGATCCGTCTCTCGGCGGACCTGTTAATCGACTGCTGCCGGCGATCACGCTTGCCGTCAGACTCCTTCCTCAACTTGAACTTCACTCGGATTTTCATTCCCCAATCCCTCCGGTTTCTCGATCTGTGGATGCCTTTCCATCTCCAGCGTTCCAGTAGTCAAAAAACGCTGGAACAACGTCACAGCATGGCCCGATCCGCAAGCATGATGATCGTTCGGACTCGGCACCTTTTGCTTCCCCAATGAACCAACCTTAAACGCCTTACCTTCCAGCCGTACCCACCACCAGTGATTTACGGACTGCTTCTCGATCCCGCAGATGTCACAGATTATCGGACTTGACTTGATCGACATACTGCCTCCATGACGTTATCCTTGCACATCCCCCATAGAAAACAAGGCCCCTGCCGTAGCAGGAGCCCCGTCTTCGCCGTGGAGGGTATTAGGCGGCATCTTCAATGACCTGGCCGGTTTTGCCGTCGAGCATCGCGCCAGCAACTTTCATCACTTCCAGCTTGCGGCCCTCGTCCTCGACCTTCGTATTCGCAATCCACGAAATCGCGTTCGACATCCGCCATGTGGTTGAGCCCGGAGGAAGCATCTCGACTTCGGGAGAGTTGAAAGCCTCCACAACAGCATCGACTTCTCCCTTGCGGAGATTCTTCTTCAGGAACCCCATCACGTTCTTGGGGTCGATCTTCTCCGTGTTCGCCTTCTCGATCAAACCCATGTACTCGTTGACGTTCTCTGCGGCTAAGGACCGTTGCACAATATCCTGCGCGGCCGATGCCATTGTCTGAGTGTCCAGATCGTAGGTGCGCTGTGACAGTTGCAGGTCTTCGCCCAGCCGCGCCCCAAGGTGGATCTTGCGGAGGTCTTCGGTTGAAATGGCCCGGTTCGTACACCACAACCGCTCAACAAAGGTGCGCAGCGACAGAGCACCCTGGCCGAAGTCTGAATTCTCCAGAGCTACGCCGAAAATCATGACCTCGTGTGGCACCGGCTCAAAGACGTAGGGAAGCACAGCCTTGACCGCTATCTTCGTCTCCAGCGCGTATCCATCGAGAGGCACCGCCCCGAAGGTGGCGACGGCCTGAATGAACTGGTCGACGATTGGCCGTGAGTCCAGGCGCCGATAGGAATCCGACAGGAACCCGCGAACCTCGTTCTTGACGCTGCGGGTCAGATACCGTGCGCCGTTGCCGTTGTGATAGATGCGGTTCAGGTTCTCCGCTACCAGTTCGGCCCCCCACTGGCCTTTCTCCATGAGCCTATCAATGAAGGACAGAGGGATGTCAGCCCTCGCTGCGGCTTGCCCGATTGCGTGACGGTGGAAACCTTCTTCCGTCCGGTCGGTGTCGGGAAAGCGAACCTTGATGCCATTCCCCAGGGTAATGAATTCCAACTTTTTTGCCGCTACGATGCGGTCCGTTGGAACTTGCGTCTGTACCTGTTCGATTACCGCGAGAGTCCTTGCTTTCCCCCGCTCAATCTCGGCTTCAAACTTCGACCGAGCTTCCGCTGCGGCTGCGCTTGCCGCTACGTTGTAGTCCTGCGCTCCGTGGTGATAAAGCATTCTTTCAACCCTCCAAGGTTGTGTGATTCCTTGCATCTGCCCCAATACTACCCTCAGATGTTTTCGAGTCAAGACCCCTACTCTTCAGGATTGAGTTGCGACACCAGCAGCCCAGCATCCGTCAACAGCCGCCGAGCCTTCATCTTGAACTCGGAGAACCCCATCACAGGCACATCGGCCTGGATATGACTCCCCGGCTTGTGATCGGAATCGCTCGGCCTCGACCAATACCCAGCCAGCGGCTTCAAAGCCTCCTTGATCGCACTCTTCCCTCGCCCTCGCAAGAGAACCCCACGGCCAAACAGTACCCTCCGCTTCGGACCAACTACCAAAGAGCGTCCAGCGGAACTCTCGTGAATCCGCAAAGTTGATAGAAAACAATACACTTACTTGCCCTTCGCTTTCTCGCGCTCTGCACGCTTCCGCAGGTTGCCGAACAGAGATCCCAACCGCTCAAACATCGTCGGCTTGATCACTTCCAACTCTGCGGCTGTGGGAACCAACTGGTAGGTCGTCCCATCCGGCAAAGTCTTCTTCTCTAAGAGCTTGCGCTTGGCGCTCCGCTCCAGCCGCTTCTTCTTCATGAGACTGAAGGCTTTAGGACCGATGGAGCGATTGAAGACTTCTCTTAGGTTGCGGCTTGTCAGACCGGGATTGTTGGGCATCAATCGCTTGAGCTTCTTCCTACTCAAAGGCTTCTCGCAATCCGTTTGAGTCCCAGTCATGTCGTGGTGCAGTAAAGCCATCGCTTCCCTCACTTTAACGGCGCGGCCATGATCCTGTGCGCCTGTCTGAACTCCACCTGAAACCGCTGCCCCGCCTGCCTCAGCGTATTTACTCTGTGAAGATATGCGTCTCGGCTTATTTGTGAACGCCGAAACTCGTCGCGGATCGTGTCAAACTCCGCTAGTACGTTCCCGACCGCAGTCTGGAACTCGTCCTTGCATACTCGGTCTTCCATCCCCAATGCCCTCCTTCTTTACTTACGCTTGTGCCTTCCGATGTACGCGAACTCCCGCGACCAATCACACGAGGAACAGCAAAAACCACAACACACGTCTCCATCGGGAGTGTCGTCCATCAAATCTTGTGTAAAGCCATCACTCTTGCACCTTGTCTCATGCCGGTCCGCTGCACGAACTGCCGGAGTGTTCCTTGGATGAAGCCGTAGGTTGAATCCGTGGGGATCGTCTCCAACAAGCAACCGGCGCTTTTCAAATGGTTTTCCATTTTGGCTTGCCATTGCGTCCTCCAAATTTTGGAATTACCTCGTTAACCCCCAAAGAATCGCTGCCAGAAAAGACAGCCGAACCAGCCACTTCATCAGCCTAAACCTGTGTGCGGCCAAGTCAATGCCCCCGCTTCTGCGGCCATGCAAATAAAATAATCACAGCCGCAGTTAACGCAAAGCCAAGTAAAACAAAGACCTTATCCATCACCTGCCCCTGGCGCGAACGTAAGAATCAGCCGCAGAGACCAATTCATCCCTGGCAATGGTCAAGTCCATCACCAAATCCGCAAGACCATCGGCTTTCTCCAGCCACTTGTCAATCTGAGCCTTGGTCGCTTCCTTGGCCTTGGTTGCCACGCCAGGGCCTTTCTCGCGTCGGACGGTAGTCTCACCCTTCGCCTTGGCCTCCGAAGCCGCTGTAGCCAGTCTCTCGCCCGCCGTGAGGGGATTCTTCTTCGCCTCAGCTACTGCGCGGCCCTCGCTGACCTTCACCCCGTCGACGCCCTTCCTTACCGCATCCTTGACTGCGATGGGAGCCGCATTCAGATCCAGAGCCTTCTTTGCGATGCGGATTGCCTTCTGCGGATCGGTTGTGATCGACGGTGGAACGCACTTCACTACCTCGTCAAGAGGCTGGCCCAGGTCGATCAACTGCTGGAGAGCCTTGCCCAATTCCAACAGCGTCGGCGCCAACCCGGTATTCCGCAGGATGCTCCTTTTGAGCAGGTAGACTTCATCACCCTTCACTTGGAAACAGGGAATATACCCGTCCCACTTCTCCTTGCGAAGTTCCTTGCAGGCCGTCAAACGGCACTCGCCGCCTCCCGGTGCCAAGTACCACTTTCCATCCGAAAAGATTACGTCGATGGGGTCTTTAACCCCTTCATTCCGAATGGATTCCTTCAACCATGCGACGTGCGCTTTGGTCTCTGCGGAGTTCATGTCACGGTAGTTCGAGCCCGCGATGATGCTGATGATTTCCGGCCGCAGGTTCCCGCCGCGAACACTCCCCGTACTGTCTTTCTCGATTTGACTTGCCATCCCAATCCCCTCTCTTTTCCAAATTTTGGACTGCGGTTGTCGGCCAAAGACGCTACTTGGCTATGAACGCATTGACGCCTACGGTCACCGCCTTGCCGTCCACCTGGGCGGTCGTCGGCACGAGACCGGATGATGTTGCGACAATCAAGGTTTTTCCGCTCTTGCTCAACTCCGGCGTCCTCAACGGCAGCGTAATCACCAAATCCTTCCCTACGATTTCAACCTTCATGAGTACCCTCCCTTGCATTTGAGATTGAGATGTCGAAACTGCCTACATCCCTTCATGGTCTCTCACTGTATGGGGGAAATGATTATTTGTCAAATAGCCTTGCAGTCTGGGCAGATGAATGAGGCTATGAAACCATGCGCACAGCGTTCCCCAAGCCGCAGAGAGTCCGTGCCTTTTAGGGCTTTCTTTATTGCAGAGTCGCCGTAGATCCGAACTGCCTCGATCTCAATATCTTGGCCGGCAAGCCGGATAACCGTGTGCCCGGAGTAATTCCTGCGACAGTTTGGGCAGGCACCGGGACACTCAGCGGCCACGAATTGCAGACGGCAGCGGTCGCAAACCCATAAGAAATCAATTTTCATTGGGAATCAAACCGCCACCTGGTTGCACAATTCCCACGGGCCATCGCGAAAAATACTCTTGCCACCATTCAATAGCAGGCTCAATGATTTGTTGCACATACGTGCATGTAGGACAGCAAACCAATGTCGCCACTTGCTCTGTAGCGGGATCGAACTCAGTGTAAATCTCTGCGGTGTTCGTCCAATGGCCACATCCCCAATTTAACAAGCCTTGGTACGAAAACGGATATATCGGCTTGTAGTCCGCATGTTTCCAATTTTTCGGTGGACTCGTCTGCGGAGGCTGGGGAAAGACGGGACTTCCGGGGCCTCCGGGTTGGGTGTAAACGAGGAGCCCGTTCTGGTATCCACCGTTGTAAAGCGTTCCGATCTGGGGAAGTCCCGCCATGCGTCAATTGTCTGCCTTTTCCTTCGCGGCTTCAACTTGTTCTTTTGAGCGGAAACCCTGCCATTGCTTCCGGCCCTGAGTCTGCCGCTTCCTCGACGCGGCCCCTGGATTCAGCCTCCGCTTGTTCTTCGTGATCCCCTTCCTGATGTAGATCGCGTCTCGGATCTCTGGCGCCTCTTCCCAGTTCAGGCTTCCACATACCTTGCACTTCTCGGGAGGGTCTTCTCCCCGCTCCAAGTCGAAACATTTGCCACATATTTCACACAAACAGCGCCGGACTATGATGATTACAATCACCGTTTTCCAGCCGGACTGAAGTAGGCGTCCAGAGCCTCCTGAAAGAACTCGTTACACCAACGCTCAAGGGTTATGCCTCGATCCTTCGCTAACTCGTTCACCGGCTCAAACACGCCTTCTGGAATCGCCACGATAACTTTGGTGGAGCCGTCCGGCTGGAGACCGACGATTGGGAAACTCTTGCCGCCGAGCGGAGGTTGCAGGTCTTTTATCGTCCCCGTCCCAACCGCCATTGCGGTTTCCAGGTCGACTCCATACGGTTCGCCAAGAACCTGTATTAGCTCTGGAGACTCGTCGACTTCCTCGAATTCGGCGTCGATTACCGCCTCCCCAGACTCATTTAAGGCCGCCTCAAGTCCGTCGTCATGTGCAAGGCTGGTTTCAGAATTTTCCAAATTTTGGAATTCTGCCGCTCCGTTTTCCGTTTCTAGGTTACCGGGGGTTTCGTTCCCCTCTTGAGGCTCCAAAACGGCCTCTTTGGGGGGTGTCTCGTGTCCCTCAACCGTGGATTGCTCTGTCATTTCTCTCGTCTCCTTTTGCGGCTTAACTTCTTTGTTCCCACGCGGTTTCATGTTGTTTCCGATCTTTCTCGCTTTTTGTCCCTTGCCCATGATCGATTTGCCCTCCTTATCGACCAAATCATAGCACTTTCCATTCGGCATTTTGGGGCTCACACCACAAAAATGATTTTTGGTGCGATACTGCCAACATGCAAAGGCACTTTAGTTCGACCAGAAAGGAAGGCAAATGAACGCGCTGATTATGTGGTGGGGCGTACCTACAATGCTCCAGATCGTGCTCTGCATCGTAATTATCACTCGTGAAGTGTGGACGGGCGGAAGGAAGTGGAAGCCATGACCCGCCCACGCATCACCGAATGGCCCTATGCCGATCCTGACCAGCAGGACGATCCGGTTCCCGACGTGCCGCTGATGGCCGCGCTGGTTGCGGTCGTGTGGTGGCTGCGCTGGTGGATCATGGCCGCTGTGGGAGTGGGCGTGGTGGTGTTTGGCGTGGTCTGGATTGCGGGGAGGATGTGATGACAAGTGAGCAAAAAGTGAAGCAGGTTTACCCCAAGGCGTATTGGAGCGATCATCGGATATGTAGTCCTCTGGAAAATGGTCTGCCCTTCAAGGTAGAAATTTATTTATCTAGCAGGCTGACCGTGCCTCGCGGTACCAAAAGCAGCCAAGAACGGTGCTGGGCAGACGCCTGGAGACGCATAACCTCCGCCGCGCGGTCCTTGCCGTAAACAGTTTTCAACCAGTTGTACAGATCAACAGCATAAGGAGCAGCAAAAATGAGCGCAGCTACCAAACTCCATCGAATCTGGCTCTACTTACTTGAGCACAGCCGTGATACGGATGCGATTATCCTCCTTAACCGGGTGATCCGTTTTGAAGAGGATAGACGCCGGTCATGTAACGCTTTTATGCAGGCCGCTCGAAAGGCTGGTAATGAGGCTGCGGAGCACGCAACTGGTTTCTACCAGCTTCCGGGGAATCCGCCAGACTGGTGGGATATTCAAGCGGCAGGGAATTTCGCCCGTAAGGCTGCAAGTAACGCTTTTGCTGCTCACCCGGAATTACGAGTAGCCTAACCTCCGCCGCGCGGTCCTTGCCGTAAGCGGTAACAGCAGGCCGGGCGCGCAGACCCGGAAGAATCGAGAAAGCAAATGGCAGACATCAAGCAAGCGGCAAAATGGATGCAGGATCGCAAGCATGTGCGCCGGGCAGGCGACGAACCCAAATACGTGTGGGAGAGAGGCCGCGGCATTTATCGGGGCAACGAAGACGAAGGCGAGGTAATGGCGTTCACGTCCGCGGATCTGCTGGCTGAAGATTGGGAGATCGCCGAGTGACCCGCTCCCTGCTCATGCTGTACCAGGACCTCGCCGATCACTGCCGCTCGAACCGGCTGGGGATGGCGTGCATTGACGGCGCGATACTGGCGTGCGCGGTGACGGTAATACGGATGATTGCCCGCTGACGGGCACGGAGGAGAAGATCATGGAAGCTAACCAGCAGCGAGTTGTAGACGAAAAATTGGCATTGTCTGACAAACTAGACAAGCTCGAAACCTTTCACAACACGGTGATTTACGCAGGACTTCCGCCAGCCGAACAATCGCGCCTCACCCGCCAGTTGTACATTATGAAACTCTACGAGCAAGTTCTTGCCGAACGCATCTCTGCGTTTGCCACTCCAGCGCCCTAACCCAGCCGCACAAACCAAAGGCCCCTCCAGTAACGGAAGGGCCTTGGCGTTCCCGCTCTGGACTTCCCCCTTTCCTATGGATTGAACACCACAGCCTGATAAGCCCCGGCCCCGTTAGTCTCACCCGTGAGCGCCATTCTGCGCTGTTCCGCCAGTGCTCCGTTGTAGCTGATGTGGATGCAGACCGGCGTCTGCGTGCCGGGGTGACACTCCAAGATGATTTGATCGACGGGTAAATGACTTTCCAGCCTGATCCAGTCGAAGACGGTCTCCAGCAATTCCCCCAAAGGCCGAATATCCGCCGCGCTGTTCTCGCCCAGGTACAGATGCTGGCTCGTGGCAGCCCCGCCTACAGCCGCGTTGTGCTCCGGGGTGCGGTAACCATCATCCACCGCTATCGGGCCGTACTGCGCCCGAATGGGCTCCAGCAAGAGGGTGCAGAGTTGCTGGGCGTTCGCTACCTGCTGCGGAGTTGCGCCGCTGCCAGATTGCACGCCAAGCTCGGTGTCGGAAAAGTGCGGGGAAAGCATCATTTTGTTTCCTCTTTCGGCGCGTTTTCACTTTCTGCCATAAGCGGGAAATGCTCGGTGAGAACCTGTGTGAGAATATCCAGTGCGAGAACGAACTCATCCCGCACAT